TAAAAAGTAAAGATTCTGGAGAATTTCTTTTTGTAAGACAGGGAGATGACCCCATCACGGAACGGATAAGTCCGATCGAATCCCCCCTGCCGGGGTCCGCCCCCTCTGGACCCCACCCCGGAAGGCGGGTCCGGTCGAACCTATCCGCTCCGACGTGTGGGGCCACCCCCCTGCCTTACTAAAGAAATTCTATGGGGGGCGGATTCATATATTTTTGATCTTCGAAAGTGACTGACCGACTGACTGACTGACTGAATGGCTGAGGGAGGAGAGGTGACTGAGAGAAAAAGTTTCAGATTCCAGAACTCCCGAGTTCTGCTGACATACAAGACACACATACCCAAAGAGGGAGTGAAAGAGTGGGCCATGAGAGACCTCGGGTGTCGAGAGGTACACATAGCTCACGAGACGGGAGATGAGGAACACCCATACCTACACTCACACGTGATAATGGAGTGGGAGAAAGCATTCCAGACAAGGAGTGAGAGGAGGTTCGACTACAAGGACATACACCCCCACATCAATCCGATCAAGACGAGACAACACCTGGAGAACTCATACAAGTACCTATGCAAAGAGGACCATACCTGTGACTACCTATTGAGTAAGAAGACATCGGCATTCTCAAAGAGAGTGTGGGACTGCAAAACAGTCCAGGAGGCATTAGAAGGGTGTGAGAGACCATCCGAGGTACTAGGTACCATAGCGATGTTCAAGATGAAGCCAAGGGAGGGATTCGTCCAAGAGATCGAGAACTTCAGACCGTGGCAGAGGTTAGTGTTGAATATAGTAAGAGGAGAGCCAGACGACAGATCCATACTATGGATATACGACCAAGAGGGAGGAGCAGGGAAGTCAATACTATGCAAATACCTGATGACACACGGGATGGCATACTGCATAACCTCGTTCGGGACAATCAGAGACCTAGCGGAAATAGTGAGGACCGCAATGGAAAAAGGATGGGACGGGCGTGTGCTGACCATAGACCTCCCAAGAGAGGCTGAGGTGAAGCACATATACGAACCCCTGGAGATGCTGAAGAACGGGATGATCACAGCACAGAAATACCAGGGAGAGACAGTGTGTTGGAAGCCAGGGCACGTAGTGGTGATGGCGAACTTCCTCCCACAGAGAGAGAAGATGACACAAGACAGATGGAAGATCATAGAGGTCGAATGAGGCGAGCCTTTAACATTAGGAGGCTCGCTGGGCAGTCTTTTTGACTCAACTCTCGTCAATATTGTTGTCACGGGCAATCATGGCATAGTATGTGATGCGGACGTCGAAGGTGACGGTGATTACCTCGTCGGTGCTATCGGTGGAGATGAAGACATTCCAATACCACTGCTTCTCAGGAACAGCAACCATGGTGGACTCAAAGTCATCGTCCTTGGGAGTCATAGAGGGATACATACGCTTGACACTAGAGTAGTGCTTGAGGGTAGAGTTACGGGCGGTGCCGAGCCAAGTGACACTCCTCCACTTGGCATAAGGAGTAACCATGAGATCACTAGGATCGACATAGCTCAGGGTTTGCTCACGGGAGGGGATGAGATAAATCTTGAAGTTCGTGAACGCCTCCGGTTGAGCGTACCACGTGACGGTAATCTTAGAGCCGAAGGCCTTGCACCTATCGTAGAGACCGGTGTACTGGTCCCAGGTGTAGGGTTGGACACCAACTCCTGTGACATCGGGGTCGAAGGGACCGTTTCCACGGAAGGTATGGAGAGAGTACCAAGGGGCGGCTGCGACCGAGCCATCAAAACCATCGTCGGCGTACTTAAACTTGACCAATTGTTTATTAGCCACTGTGTTCTGCCACTTCGGCCTGATAGACGTAAGGGGACCCATAGCTCCTCGGGTATGCCGAGCTTTGCGGGCAGGTCGAAGTCCCTTTTTAACAGTCGCGCGAGTGCCTGTGCGTCTTCGTAGGGATCGTCGTCTCCTGACATATGGCATGAGGACATAAATTCTTCGGGTGTATTTGGAGGAATAAAAAGTAAAGATTCTGGAGAATTTCTTTTTGTAAGACAGGGAGATGACCCCATCACGGAACGGATAAGTCCGATCGAATCCCCCCTGCCGGGGTCCGCCCCCTCTGGACCCCACCCCGG